GTTCTAATCGCCGCCGCGCCGTCCTTAACTAGGTCGGTATCGTCTGGGAGTTCAATCCCTAGAATTGTAGTCGTTGCCATGTTATCTCCTTATCAGGCTACTATTGTAGCGTTATTCCAGTCTAAAGTCGGGCTTAGTGTGTTCCATGCCTCCCCGGTTGGAACACTGTTCCACCTGAACGCCTGGAGTGAATAGGCTACTGGCGAAACGATAATTGTAAGGTCTAAGGCGTTGAATCGAGTTGTCCAAGTCCAACCCTCAACGAAGCCCTGATAACGTCCCCCAGAGATATTATACGGCAAGTCTTCAATATCTAACGGCAAGCCCATGAAAATCTCGAAGGCTTGATCTCGTGACGCATCTGGGATATTAGGATTACCCATAGGGAACGTAATCGACTTAAATTGATACTGTGGAAAGGCGCGGATGTCTAAGTAAAATTCGGCCTGGCTTAATGCGTCTGCGCCGTTTTCTATACTGGTCTGGATGTTCTGGGCTTGCTCTCCATAAATGGCAATGGACTCAGCGCTTTCAGCCGTTTCTTGTTGCCCATTCTTGTAGGTTATTGTGACCTTATTTCTGATGTCACCTATGCGCTTAGACGAAGTAATGCCGTTAGCGTAAGCCCATCCACCATCCACGTATGCGTATCCGTTATCTGTTAGATATTGTGATCGATGAGTAGAATCGGCATATCCAATACGCCCGGCTGAATCTTCGTATATGTAACCTAAGCCTGATGTAGCAAGTCTAGCCGCTAGCGAGTAAATGTCTGTAGTTGAAGCTGATCGATCCGTAAGTTCATAATCTCCAGGACGATCAATCTCGCCAAGGCCTGAGTTTTCTGCGTTTTCCCAAGTCGTTGTAGGTGTGTAAGAGTTCCAAGTTTCGGCCGCCGGGACTTGATTCCATCTGCTGAAAAGAACCTGAGATAAGATTTCATACATCTGGTCGCCGTCGAAGGCTTTGTCAAGTACGCCTTCTGTCAAAGTTTTAGGCAATTTAGATAATGCTCCTAGAGCCGTAACTGTGACGTTCTGGGTAATGCCTGGCTCGCCTGTAACTATGATTATGTTGATGTCTGAAATAATCCCACCAAAGATAGGAACGTAAGTACCTAGGGAGTTTTTAATCTTAATTACTATGCGATCGTTTAAGTCAAAATTAACCTCTGATTGGTCAAGATTGATAATAGTAAATTGGGCATAGCCCGCAACTGGTTGAGAATAAATATCGGTACGACCCGAAGTAATTGTAAGGTCTGATAAAACTAGATTAGTAACGTCACCTAGGCCATTGATCTCTACGACCCAATCGGGATTCCATACACTCATCCCGTAAATCCTGCCGCGCCTAGAGTTCCTCTCGCTGAAGAATCATTAAGGATTGACACGATCTGACGAGCGGTTGATTCGCTATCGATTGCGCCGTTTACTGTGATGTTAGTCTGATTCGGAACGCTGACACGAGGCAACGTAGGAGCGGTTGTAATCCTTGGAACGCTACTCGTAGATGAGGATGGGGCACTACTGCCACCCCCGCCAAAGAATGATCCCACGGCAGAAGCCGCGCTCTTTATAGCGTTAATAATGCCCATAATGCGATTATAGATATTGGTCAAAGTTGATACGAATCCTGCAAAGGTATCGATAGCGCCTGAGATGATCTTACCTAGAGCGATAAAGGCTTGGCCTAAAGTCTTGCCAATAATAGGAGCCAGGAAGTCTTTAGCAAAATTAAAGATTCCGACCATGAAATTATAGAATGGTTGAAGTTGCTCATTATTATCTTCTAAAGAATTGCGAACCGAGTTAAAGGCTGATCGAACGCCGTTAATGACTGGCTGAATGATCTTCATGACTGGCGCTAACTTCTCACCTAGGTTGCTAGTAAAGTCTGAAATGGCTGGGATTACGCGATTAACAATCACCTCAACCATAGGAGTAATAGCATCTAGGATAAATGCGCCTACGGTTTCCTTACCTTCATCGAAGGCGATCGTAAGACGATTCATCTTGCCTTGGAAAGTATCGGCTTGGGCTGATGCTTGATTCTGGAAAGTAGCAGCTAAGCGAGCGGTAATCTGATCCATGCTCAGGGTCGCTAGTTCAGTCTTAGATAGACCAATACCCAAGCGGCCGAGTGAGGCCGTGTTACCTTCTGCGGCTCGTGCCATAGCGTTAGTGACTGCCTCTAGGGACTTACCACTACCTGCTGCTACATCGATCGCGATAGTCTGTAATTCTTGGGCTCTTTGTAGATCACCTGTGGAACGGGCTAAGCGCTCTAGGGATGGACGAAGTTCATCGTCTGTAATGCCAAAGGCTAAAGATGTCTGTGTTATGTAATCTTCTGTGGCGCTTATCTGCGCTTCTGTTGCCCCTGTGACGTTCTTAAGGGTTAGGGCTAACTTCTCTTGTGCGGCTGCGTCTGCTATCGCTGACTGGACTCCATCGATGGCTAACTTGCCAGCATAGGCAACGGCTGCGGCTCCGGCGGCTGCAAAGGCTAGCCCGGCCTTCTTACCGAACTCCGATACTTTGCCACCAAAGGTAGTAACTTCTCCATCTGCCTTATTAAGATTCTTAGTAAAGTTATCAACGTCTGCAAGGAGTTTGAGGGTTAAGGCTCTTGATGTTCCAGCCATTATGTCCACTCCTTTAGAATCTTATCGAAGGCCGTTGTCCACTTGGCAACGATCTGAGGTTGAATCCTGCGTAGCGTTGGATAAATAAACCAACCCTTAGAGCCTCGACCTTCACGGCCTGACCACACAGGGAACTGCTTAAACTTGTTAGAACCGAACTCTGAACCGCCCCAGATGTCTTTGGTAGTTGCACCGCCTGAGAACTTCTGAGAGGCGAACCCGAAAGTAATCTCACCTATGCGGCTCGACTTCTTAACACGCGATCCACTCGCGATACGTCCTGCTACTGCTCGGCTTGGCCTTGAGTTAGCCGTCTGAATAATCTCTGATCGAGCAAAGTCCGCCAGGGCTCCCGACTGGCGCTTCGCTTCATCTTTGGCTTCATCCGTCATACCTTTAAGCGCCTTGAATACTTTACGGAGTTCTGTCTGGTCTAGTGCTACTAGTTCACTTGCCACGATTTCTCTCTTCCAGTACTTCGATAGCGGTTAGGATGTCCTCACCTGTTTGCCAGTAATCCATAGGGATCTGTGTGGCGATTGCTAGTTCTACTAGGAGTCGGCTTACGCTTCCTCTTGCATGACTTTTGGGCTCTCATCACCGACTTCGACATCTGCGACTGATTCCATCCATACATCTAGCGGCTTAGTCGGTTTGCCCCCGGCATCTCTTTTCATAGCGCTATGGGCTACGTAAAGGATGTCCCACATTCCACCGAATTGAGAGATAACCTTTTTAGTGGTCAATTCCCATTTAGCGTAATCTGGCGGACGCACCTGGTAAGTGGTTTCTGTTCCGTCTATATATTTAATTGTTATGTTCTGTTGCATGTTTTGCTCCCGTTCTGTTGATTAGCTGAATGACTCGCCGACATCGCCCTTTGATACCTTGAAAGTAAAGTCTACTGTCTGGGCATCAGTTCCAGAGCCACCTGCGGTTGGAAATTCTGGTTTGATTGGAAATATAAATACTGCGCCTGTAGCCGCTGTAAGTGTGATGTTTATGTCTGTATCTGGAGCGGTTTCTGCCGCAGTCCAAAGTTCCTCACATACTGAGTTAGCCTTACCCCAGTCAGCAAGCATTGAAAGGGCAAAGGTTCCTTCAACATTGACTGTCTTGTAAGCCTCGCCATCTAGTGTCTGATAAGTTTCACGGATGTTGGTTTTTGTAAGAACTGCGCTTGTTGCCTGTGCTTCGATATCTGTTCCACCTGTGAAAGATAGAGAAATATCGCGCCCTGTGATTACGACGGTTGCCATATTATTGTCCTTTAGTTTGTTTGTGTGTAGTAGGTGGATACTCTGATATCAGCCACCAAGCAATTAGATGGGCCGACTTGAGTTACCGTTGGTTTTTCGATTGCTCCGATTGTGTACCCAACTGGGATTACTTTCAGAACACTTATTACTAGTTGCTCGAGATTGTCGAGCGATGCTGGGTTGGAATTGTAAGCAACTGCAACCGAGATAACGAGATTAATTCGAGTTCTAATCTGTGACTTACTGATAGTTTCGATCTCAAGATAAGGTGAATCTGGAACGGTCACTACGAAAGGAACCATAGGAGCCTCTGGGACGTAGGCGTACACGTTACCGGCAACGTTAGCGAAGGCGGTGGCTAGTGGCTGGCGTACTACGCTTAAAATCGTGTTGGTCATTATTGCACCATAGAATCGGTGTCGATAAACGCCCCTAGGAGTCCTGACACTCTATTAAATAAACTGCGGCCTAAACGATATGGGCTTACCTGGGTAAAGTCGATTCCCTCGATCTGCCCACCTGGAGCGATGCGAGATTGAAATACTTCTACCGATACTGCTAGGACTGCTGACTCGACTGCGCTATTACCGACGTAAGTAGCCGCCCCTGAAAGTGTTGCCAAGCCTGAAGGAATAACCTTGCGCTCTGTAATGTCTGCGTTAATTAGGGCTACTGTAAAGAATCCGTTAAATTCTCTGTAAGAACCATCTAGAAATATGCGTGAGTTAGAACGAAGAATAAATGAATCGTAATCGATGTTGCTAGATTCTAGGATTGTAAAAGTGCCGTTGAAAGGGGAGCCGACGCCAGTAATGACTACGCTCTGACCCTCTGAGAAATTGTTATCACCCAAGACGTAATAAGTCGCGACATTATCTGTAAGTGCAACTACATCGATCGGGCTTGAATACTTGACGAGCATAGGCAAGATAACTGCCTCGGCTGTGTCGATTACATCTGCCAAGTAAGCATCGTTGTAGAGGGATGTAGACACGCCAAGGATCGACCTTAGTTCTGCGACTGTAACGATTGACGGCATATCTACATCCTCTCTAGTAAACGACTGGGGGAGCGATCGGGAGCAACCGCCCCCCCATGATTAGTTTTGGTTATGCAACCATGTAACGGTAAGCGCCAGCAGCCAACTTAGTAGCGATTGCACCGTAGCCGTAGTATCCAACTTGAACCTGACCTGTTGAGATGAGGTTTGTCTGGAGTGATAGGCGTGGTGACTCGTACCATGTGTATGCATCTGGGTTAACGATAATCATT